GTACTGATATAACAGAAAGTAGCTTCAGTCTCGCCTTCAGGTATTAATGCTCCCGGCTTGTCACTATCAAGGGGACAGGTAGGGATAACTACTTCTTTGTTACAGTAGCTAGCTTCTGTTTCTCCTTCAGGAATAACCTCATTGGCGTTACGTTCGCTATTAGGCGGACAGGTAGGGATAACTACTTCTGGGCCGCATATATCTTGGTTTTGTTGTGCAAATTCGGGGTCGGCGCAGTTCCATTGTTTAGTTGCCTCGTCTTTATCCATATCGGGAAACGCTTCCATTACGTCTTCTAGCGAATATCCCGCGCTTATTAGGATAGTTCTAGCTTCTTCTACGGTCTCCGCATTTGCTACTTTGTCTTGTATATCTTTAGTTTGCGCATCAGCAGCGGCCTTATCAGCAGCGGCCTTATCAGCAGCGGCCTTATCAGCAGCGGCCTTATCAGCAGCGGCCTTATCAGCAGCGGCCTTATCAGCAGCGGCTTTGGCTTGAGATTCGTCGTAGGCTTTTTTAGCGTCAAGTACGTCTTTAATTACGTCCGCTATAAGAATATAAGCCGCGCCCTCCGAAGTACTGTTAATTACGTCTGTAGCAACACCCCCTAGTATTTCTTTTGCCTGTTCTGGAGATATTCCACCGTTCTTCAACACCTGTATGCCGTAGTCTAAAATATCATTACCGGTCTGCACGCCTACAGTTATGGTACGTCCATTAGGACTTGTAGTCCCCCCTACTGGAATATAAGGAGCATTGCCAGTACTAGCAGTAGACCCCATTGGAGAAGTAGTAGCAGTTACTCCGCCGGGACTGAGTACAATTTGTATATTTTGCTCGTCTAAAAAGTCGTCTACCCCAGATACAACATCTCCAATAAAATCGCCCACCACAGGAAGGCCAGTAACTGCGTCATAAAGACCGGTTAAAATACCTTCGGCAAGCGATTGGTCGTCTAATTCTTCCGCAGTAAGTGTATTGGGGGATTTGCCTATAAAACTATTATCGCTTGCAATTTGCGCTACTTTAAGTGCCGCGTTATCTACAGCAGCTTTTGCATTTGATACCTCAGTGCTAAACTCTCCGTAGTTTGCTTTTGCCTCTTCATAGGCAGCTTTTTTACTTTCATAGTCTTGCGTAGCTAAGTCGTAGTCTACACGCGCTAAGTAATCTTGGTAGTCTTGGTCTGCTAGGGCTTCTCTAAGGTCTTGGTCGGCAAGGTCTTGGACGAAAGTAGATGAATTGCTGTCAACTAAAGACCCGCCCCCACCAACATCACGGCTAAGAGTAGTACCCCCACCAAGAGTCGTAGTAATTGAAGGGCCGGTATAATCTACGGGACCGCCAATATCAAACTTTTTGATCGTAGTACCCATGTCTAAACCTACGGAGGTGTCGGTCGCACTTCGGGAAGTGCGGAAATAAAGTTAATTGTTAGTACAGCAGACGCTACGGCCGGATGAGCTGCTGTCGCCGCTTGGGCGTCTAGGTTTGTGTTTATACTGTCAGAAGACCATACAATTTCAATGTACTCACCAGCAGCCAAATCTATATTAAAGTTGTATGTCAGGTTCTTAACATCAGCAGAGCCTGCAAGAACAAACTGTTTAGCGGTGTACCCTAGCGCCGTGCCGTTTCGCTTTATCCAGACGTACACTATCTTCGAAGAAGCCGACGTACTAGCAGGCTGCGCACTAAATTGTATGTTGTAAACGCCTGAATATATTGCAGTTATCTCAGTATTACTACCGCCGTTTAAAGCCATACCGCTTTCTAAGTATGTTTGATTAAACGTAACATCCTGCCCTACATCTACCACCGCTATGGGCTGATCTACCGTAGAGAAGTATAGCGCATTAGGCATATCTATAAACCTACCGCCAAGCTCTCCAAATACGTTGTTCACTGCGTTCGATAGCAGGTTAAAAAACAGACGCAGGATGTTATTCAGGTCATCCAGATACTGCTTTAGTGGTCCCGCCTTGGGTATTGGCAGTGCAGGCGGCTGGACTTTTTGTACTAGTCTTTCAGCCACTAGCCTCTCCTACCGTCAGGGCGCATATCCAAACGTGGTATACCTAGCTTCCAAGCCACACCTAGCTCAGTAGACTCAATCTTAAACGCCATCTGCCTACCACGGACACGGACAAACACCTGCCCTGTAAACTGCTCAATAGGCACCGTAGCCGAACGAGTTACCGTAGCACTGCTGTTACCGCCTTCTGATAGCGGGTTGTTGTACCCAGAACCGGAGTTCTCCATTGGAGATAGCGTCATAGTAGCCGCAGGGCTATCAGCGGTTGAACCCTCAAACGTTACGTCAGGTAACATTCTCTTAACAAACATAAACTTATCGCCGTCGTCCAAGTCAAACTCAGAGGATATTAGCGTAGCTGTAATCGGGAATGGCGTAGCAGTTTCTTGGCAATCGTAACCTACTTCATGCGTTACCAAGTTGTTGCTGTACGTAGCCGCCATAGGGTTTTCTCTCAGGTCGGCGTCGATCCAAGCGCTGCGCGATAGCGTGCCGTAGTACCAGATTTCTTGCAGGTAGTTGTACACCACGTAGCGGTCGTTCTGGGTAGAGTCGGCAGAACAGTAGAACCACCAAATCTCATCGAACCGCTCGTTAGTACCGGCAATCACCTGTGCGTACTGAGAGGAGTTAAAGTCGTTAAATATATAGCTGCGTATTGAGCAAGGTAGCGTCTTAACCGTACCGTCGTAGTAATAGAACTTATCCGTACCCATCCAGTAGGCTATGTTGCCTGAGTATACCGCTGCGTTAGTACTGGCTAGTGTGATGTTGTCACCAAGGAGCTGCGCACCCCAAACCTCTGGAGCACCTAAATACTGCATGCCATACAGGGCGGTGTCAGTCCAGACCAGTATTTCTTGACGTGCTTGTATGGCGGTAATGATCTCACTACCACGGGATAAACGCAGGCTACCTGCTTGGTTAGTAGCCGCAGGCGTCCAGTTAGCTACGTCTTCTTGGTCAGACCAACGGATAAGCATAGGATCAAGCACGCTAGTACCCAGATCGTTTGCACCAAAACAGAAGGCAAAGCGGAAGATGTCAGACACGAATGCCTTATTAACTATGGTAGGAACATCTGACGCACCGGCAAGTGAAGACACATAGACCGCACGAGTAGTAACCGCATTGCTTGCATCCCAGTAGAAAAGCTCACCGCCACGGTAGGTAAAGAATAAGTCCTCACCAAAGTTAGCTTGGCTCCAGAGCCGAATAGGCGCATCAGTAGTACTACCAAAACCCCACGTGCCCGCACCCCAAGTACCGCCAGACCAACCAGTAAATGGCACAGCAATCTCGTTACCTGTATTTATTTGATAGGCCGCAGTAACAGTTCCGCCGCCCGTGGCAGTAGAAGAAGCCGTAGTCTCCGCAGTAATAGTGTAGGAATCTTCGTCGATCAGGCTTATCTGGTACTCGTTGTTTAAAGTCAGACCACCAACTGCTGTAGCACCACTAAACGTAACAAAGTCACCTTCAAGAGCGCCGTGGGCAAGGTCGTCTACCCGCACAACAGCAGAACCTAAAAAGGTAGTAAAGGGGTCAGTCAGGGTTACCGTGGACCGGATAGGGGTAATGTCGTAGTAAGCCCCACCACGCTCGATGTAGTACTTGAGGTTAGTGCCTACTGTGACGAGGTTTTGCCCTTGAAGAGTAACCCAGTTGAGCATAGACCGGCAGATGCCAAGAAAAGTAGCATTAGACAGGCGCACCCACCCACCGATCTTCTGAGGCATACCCCGTCTGAAACGCACTTTGTTGGTCTCGTACCAACCGCCTTCGGCTGCGTAGCGCGTATTCTCGCGGTCAACTCCGGGCTTGAATTGTAGTTTCTGAAGCGGCATTTCTTAACCTCATTATAGGTAGTTACCCGTCTCAACCATGTAGCAGAGTTCGGTAGCACGACCCTTAACGTCCCGACTCCATTTGGAATCTAGGAACTCTTTCGCTGCGGTTGTATAGTCGGCAACTTCCATAGCTGCCAATGCGCGCTTGAAACCACGAAGTCTCGTAGCACCAAGGTTAAAACTAATGTCAATCATAGCATCTTTTCGCACATCATCAAGGTCCTTAAACCACGGATATTCCGAAGAAAGTTCCTTAATAACGCGTACTATGTCGTTCTCTAGCAGGTAGTCAACTTCATCGTCTGACAGACCCATACCGGACTTCGAGATGTTTCGCCCTACACCAATGGTTTCGTAGCCAGCAGAACACAGGTAAACGTGGCTTTTTACGCCTTCATGGCGCTTCAGCATTTCAAGTAGTTTTTCGGTCACTAGTCACAAAGCTCTGCTAGTTCTTTCCAGTCTTGTGCCGTCCAGTTAGAGGTATCCACAGAGGCAGGAAGTTCTACAGTAATACCCGATACGTTCGCACCAAGGAAAGACCCGGCCGCGTTTGTGTTGCCTTTCAGACAGGCCATAGCGTTGTCCTCCGGCGTAATTTCTAAGCTGTTGAGTTGAGTACAAGCAGCTAGTGCGAGCAGCACCGTGCCTAAAATAAGTAACCTCATGAGAACCATCCTTTAATAGACTGAAACGTACGCACTGGGTAGTAAAGCGCAGCAGACCGGAATCGACCCACACCCACTACGCCCAGTGCCTCTCTGAATACTTGATCCGCCTGCTTCTGGTCTTTAACTATGCCCTCGGGGTTCGTACACAGGTAGTCGTGGACCACCGCAGCCCTTCGGTTCTTTGCATTCGCAACGGGTACTATAAAACGAAATATCTGAGGAACACTAGCTAAATCAGTAACATAGCCGGTAGGCACTTCAATATCGCGGTTCAATAGCTCACTATGGTAGATAAAGGGCTGCGTTAGTTGCCACCCCCCGTCTACTGCTTCCATTATAAGTCTGGTCTTAAAGTGGCTCATCATGGCTTATTGAAAAAACTAAAGTAGGACCCTGTTAGCAGGGCACCCAGAAAGATGTAGGTAAAGGTCTTAATCACGGTATTTGCCGCAGTACGTTTGGCCGAGCGCCAAGAGTCTAGAAGGTCGCGTATCTCACGCATGTCATGAACAGCGTCGTCGTCTTGTAAACCCACGTCACGTAA